TATCGTACTGTTGGTATTTTTAAACAATTAGCAAATGCAATGGGAATATCTGCAGAAGCAGGAGATAAATTAGCAACAACATTAACACAACTTTCTATAGATACTGCTTCATTGTATAACATTGAAACAAGTGATGCTGTTAGTATATTTTCTAGTGCATTGGCAGGTCAGACAAAACCAGCTCGTAGATTAGGTGCAGATATAACTCAAACTACATTGCAAAAGACATTAGATACTGCAGGTATAAAAGAATATGTTGCGAACTTATCTTATGCAGAAAAGCGACTTGTTATAGTTGCAAGTTTATTACAACAATTACAGCAAGCTAATAATGACTGGGGCAGAACTATTGAAAGTGTTGCGAACCAAACTCGTATTATGAACGAACAATGGAACAGATTAACCCGTGCAGTTGGTAATGTGTTTTTGCCAATTGTTAAGCAATTATTACCATATTTAAATGCTATATTGATGGTGTTTACTGAAATAATAAATGCCATAGCAATATTAGTTGGTTATAATGAAGATGATTTTGACTATTACAAAGGAGCTGCAGAGGATGTTACTGATTTAGAACTTGGTTTAGAAGGAGCTAACAGTAGTGCTAAAAAATTAAACAACACTTTAAGAAGCTTTGATAGATTAAATAATATAACAGCAAATGCTGCTGGTGGAAGTGCATTAGGTGCTGGAAGTGGAATAAGCCCAGATATAATGAAATTATTTAATTCAGAAGTAGACAAATATAATAGCACTTTAGATAATATTCAAATGAAAGCCACAAAAATAAGAGATAGCATTATGGAATGGCTAGGCTTTACAAAGCAAATAGATAAAAAAACAGGAGATATTTCTTTTAAATTTGACCATATAACAGGAGGCACTGTATTAGGTGCATTAGTTATAGGCGGGGCAATTTATAAAGGTGTAAAGTCAATATATACTATATTTAGCAAATTAAATTTAGGTAAAAGTACAAAAGAAGCAGCTACAGGATTTACAAAACTAAAATCTAGTGTTAGTGGTTTGTTAGTAGGCGGAGCAAGTCTTTTAGTATTAAACAAATCAATGAAAGATATGGCACAAAACGGGAAAACATTAACAAATGTTTTGGGAAGTTTGGCAGGAGCTTTAGGAACAGTAGGAGGACTAGCTTATACTGGCTATCAAATTGGTGGACTTACTGGTGCTAAAATAGGAGCATTGGTCGGGGGCTTGTCTGCTTTAATTACTGCATATCAAAGTTATGGTAGTGAAATGACTAGAGCAATTGACAAATCAAAAGAAGTAAACAAAACAACACAAGAGTATATTGACACAATGAAACAAGCTAATTCTGAAATAGATTATAGTGTTTCTGTAAAGCTAGGAGAACACGAAAGAAACGAAAGATTGTTAGAAGAGCTTGATAAATTAGTTGATGCTAATGGCAATGTTAAAAAAGGTTATGAAGATAGAGCGAAGTTTATTATAAGCGAATTAAAAGAAGCTTATGGAATTGAGCTTAAAATGATTAATAATAACATAGAAGGCTACCAAACTCAAACTGAAAAAATAAGAGCTTTAATAAAAGAACAAGAATTAGAAATTCTTTTACAAGGGCAGCAAGAAAAGGCAATGGCTGCAAAATCAAGAGAAGATAGCTTGCTTTCTCAATACACAGAACAATTAAAAATAATTGAAGAATTACAAAAACAAATAAAACAAAATTCTAAAGATGTTGGGGAATTAGACCCGCTTTACAGTGGAGTTCAAATTGAAAATGTACACGAGCTTAATAATCAATTAGATGAAGCCAAGAAAAAATTAAAAGATTATAAAAATGCAATTAAAAATAATAATAGTGAAATTATTAAGTACGAAAATTTAAAAACAGCACAACTTACTGGAAATCAAGAACAAATAAATGCTGCTTTAAACGAAACCGTACATACTTACGAAAAAGATGGAGAATTAATACAAACAACAGTAGCAGAGCAATTGAGCAATTTAGAATTAAAATATAAAGAATTTGGTTTTATAACAAAAGAACAATATGAAGAGCAAAAAAAAGAAACATTAGATTTCTTTGTATATCAAAATAACACAATTAAAGACCAAACTCCTGAATTAGCAAAGGCTTGGTATGATTTGGCTTCTCAAAGCGAAGAAAACTTTATGAGTGCTTTTGCCAAATTAGATGAAGATGTGCAAAAAGATGTAATTAGTAATATGTACCAAAACGGTTACAAAATTAGTGAAGAATTGCAAAAAGGAATTAATGCAAAACCTCCGACTATTAAATTTAGTGCAGATGTTAGCAGTGTTAAAGCAACAATTCAAAATTTAGTTAATAAAGGCTTTTTTGCTCCAGTTTCAAGTGGTTTATATGTTGATGAAAATGGCAAGTTAGCAAAACACGCGAACGGAGGATTGCCTCCTGTAGGTCAAGTATTTGTAGCAAACGAAAAAGGTCCAGAACTTGTAGGTCAAATAGGTGGGCAATCATTTGTAGCAAATCAAAATCAAATTGTAGATTTCTTACAAGAAGAAATAGGCAATGCTAAATCAAACAACCCAACAACAATGAACTTCTATTTAGATGCAAATCATAAATTAGGAACATACACATTAGAGCAATTACAAGGTATGGCAAAAACAAATGGTGAGCCAATAAGGATAGGTGGTTAAAATGTATTTATTAGCAACGACAACAAAATATGAGGATGGAGTAAAATATTACTCAAAAAGTGGTAGCACTTACACATTGCTAGTAGCAGGAACAGATTATACTATTGGTGGAACAATAAGTGGCACAATATATGAAGAAACTAAATATGATAGTATGTATTTTAGAGCTTGGGGGAGTAGTGGAACTTATAAAAAGTTCCCTTACAAAGTAGGAGGGATATCTACTCTCCCAGAACACGATGTAAGTGCCAATGATGTAGATATGGGGTCATATACAAATACAAAGGGGAAAACAGTTAGAAAAAGAGTTAGACACGATGTTGCAGCATTGGATTTTAATGTTGAAACAATGAATGGTGAAGAATTACATAGAGTATATACGGACTGGACTGATGTATGGTTAGACTGTTTATTCTTTTATGAACCTTCTTGGGGTTTTGTAAGCAAAAAAATGTATAGAAGTGGAACTGTAAAATGCCATAGATATTATATAGATGAAAATGACCCTAATAAAAATATATATCAAAATGTACAATTTGGTTTTGTAGAGGAGTAGTAATATATGGCATATATAACAAATACTGTTAAAAATGTAATAGGCTCTTCATTATACATAACTGATGCAATGCACGAAAAGTTTTTATATGAAGGTATAAACAACATAAATGTAAGTGGCAATTTACCTGCTATACTTGATTTAACTTACTATTCACAAGAAAACAATTATAGAGATGTTATTTATAGCGAAGATGACAGAAACGATATAAAAATATGGTTTAATGGTGTTGAATTGACAGATGCTGGAGATGTTGTTGAAAGTTTAACTGGGACTATTAGAGTTTTACCAAATGATGGTGCAAAAAGATTTTCTATAGGTCATTTTGTTTCAAAAGAATTAGAATTAACTATACACGATATTGACATAGAAGATATACAAGACCAAGTTAAAATATCAATCGGGACATTAATAGAAAACGATTACGAGTATATACCGTTAGGAGTGTTTAATATACAAGATACTCCTGTAAACAACAACGGCAAATATATAATAAAATTAAGAGATAATCGTGTAAAATTTGATTTTAACTATAATGCTCAACCTTTAATAGATAATCAATATAAAATCACTACTGATACAACATATCAAGAAAACAAAGAATATTATAGCCTAGCAAGTAATACATATACTTTGTTAGTAGTTGGGACTGATTATGAGGTCGGAGATGAAATAACAGGAACTGTATACGAAAAAAAAGGGACAGCAACATTAAGACAAATATTTGAAGATATTTGCACTCAAGCAGGTGTTGAACATAAAGTTTACTCATTTGATGGTGAAACTAAAGAAGTAGGCATTTATGATAACACTATAACTGCTACAAAATATATTTCTTATATTGCAGAACAATGTGGCTGCACACCAACTATAGATAGAGAAGGCAATCTTATATTTATAAATTGGAAAGAATTGTATGTTTGGAGAATACCTTTAAGCATAGTAAGTGATGATTATAAATTAGGAGAACCATTTGAGATTGAAAGAGTTGTTTATGAAAGCGGTGTTATAAAATACGAAAGCAGTAGTGATGAAACATTATGTACTTTGTATTTAGATGCTGCTAATCCATATATAACAGAGCAATCTCAAGTTATTAATATTTTTAATAAACTAAATGGTTTTAGAATTGATACCATAATTACTCAAAATATGCTAGGGAATCCAGCAATAGACGCTTATGACATAATAGAAGTATATGATGATGAAGATGCTAATGAAACAGTCATATTCAGAACATTGGCGAATAGCAATTATATATTTGATGGCAAACATACACAATCATTTGATACACAAATAGGTGTTGAAGAAAGAACTGAAAATGTAAGTAAAAATAGTGAAGCGACATTTAAAAAATGGGCTACAACAAATATAGATAATGCAAATGCTCAATTAACATTACAAGCAGGTCAAATTAATGATGCAGATGGTAGGCTTACTCAAGTAGAACTAAATATTAGTTCAGATGGAATTACTGGTAAAGCAATAAAA